CATTTGATTGAGCTTGTTTCGCGCAGTGCGAGGCTTAAACAATTTGCGGTTCATAGGGTTGTTCATGATCTTTGTTGCCCTATTCCAAGTAATGAATTAAGGATTCCTGAATCAGCTATTCCGGCTAATCCAACCCCAAGACCGGCGATCTGAGAAATTGCAGACGGTGATGGCGCAGTTTGTGATGTTAATGTAGACGACGTTGATGGTACACCGCGGAAGATATCTGACATAAAGCTTAAACGCTGGAACGGTTCATACTGACGTTCAAGGTCCGTGGCCCGCGCTGCATCAAACATGCTCTGTGCTTGTTGCTGCTCTAGTCCACCCAAAGACATCAATGCATTAATGTCACGTTGCTGGCCTGTCTGCGCCATTTCACCAAGTGCCGCTTGAGATAGACCTGTCTTCGCAAGACTAGATCCGATGGCCCCGATCCCTTGACCAAGTTGACCGAATAATTGAGCTGCAGATTGTTGGCGAGCCATCTGATTCTGGAACGCGTTCTGTGCTTGTTGTTGGGCTTGCTGAAATCCGGCAGAACGCATTTGAGCACCTGTGCGTGCTTGCTGCTCCATGACGTTCCGATTAAGTTCTTGTTCAGCAACCGCTTGACGAGATCCGCCAAAGGCTCCGCCACGAACAGCCTGTGCACCAATACCTTGTGCTTGAATCTGGCCCTGACGACCGATGTCTGCTTGCGTTCTTGCAATGACATCTTCCATGTATGGGTCCATGAACTGTTGATAGGATCGAGGATCATATGCACCAGTTGTACCCATCAATAAAGGAGCACCACTTAATGCAGTGCCAATACCCATTTCAAGGCCGGTCGCTCCAGAACCAAGAGTTTGTTGTGCAGCCTGCAACATTGGGGCATAGGCACCAACACCCTGATAACCAAGATTAATCGCCTGTTGCTGGCCGGGGGCAAGCCCTGCGACCTGACGTTCTGGTATAAAAGTAGGTTCACCTGCTCGAGACTGCGTTGAGGCAAGCAAGTCTTTTAAAAACTTTTCTTGGTACTTAGGTAAGACCGTTAGCTGTTCGGTGCGTACTGTTTCAGCCATTACGACATCCTTTCATATTGTTTCATCATCTCGTACATACGAGCTGGCCCGCCTGCGCCCTGGACAGCTTTTTCTGTAAACACAAACTCATTGTTCGACAACCGAGCTTCTTGAACCGGTTTTCCGTCTTGATAAATCATAGCAGGAATTGAGTCACTGGTCCCGGTTCCTGGGCCTTGGATAAACCCGCCTTGAGCGAAAGAACTAGCCGTTTCCATGCTGTAATCGTAACGAGGTACAATGTCTCTTCCGACGTAGTCCGTACGTTCTCCCGTACGCATCATCCGTTTTTGATCTTCTGTTAGTTCTGGTTGCTCTGGTTCTTCTGCCAATAAGCCACCAAGGAGAGATGTGCCAAGTAAAACATTGCCGGGAGTCAGATAACTTGCAATACCTTTTTTTGCTGTTTCAGCCGCAGCTTTTTTTGCAAGCTCGCCAGCAAGCACTTCTTTTTCTGCGGCCTTAACTAGAGCGTCTTTTGTTCCCTGTTGTAACAAAGCGGCTTGAGAGTTTTGCATTGCAGATGCCGCCTGAGCCGACTGCAAACCGCCTCCGGCAATACCAGCTATTGCAGAGTTTTTAATAGCGTCTTTTAAATCGCCACCAGCAAGAAGCGTCCCGATACCAGATCCGAGGGCCGAGCTTACCGCAGCACTGCCCGCTGGCCCAAGGTAAAACCCTGCGGCTGCGCCTGCTATTGGTAAAAGCTTCTTTAGAAAACTCAAAGTACCCCGCCTCCAAGAGCTTGTGGCATTGTCACAGTAATCGCAACGTCTTTACGTTCTGCGCCAGTCCAAGTTTGTCCACAATCGGGACAGTTCCCGTTTGGGTAACTCAGAATCTCTTCGGGCGTGTCAACTTCGTTTCCGCAGTTGGTACAGTGTACTTTATCAGAACTTGTTGAAGGCAGCCACTTTGAGCCGTCGGGCATTGTAATCACGTTATCGCTCATGTTTTATCCTCTACTCGAACGACTTTTACAAAGCCGTTGTCTTGATACAAATCACCAACTTGTAAGCTGTCAATTGCACTTGCTGGCGGCAAACTATTGATACCTGTTAAAGGATTCCGCACTTCATTAATTAAATTTTCCAACGAACGGGACAATTGATGCAGGTACACAGGATCATATTGTGCAGGAGCAGATGGTAATAATGGCCGTATCGTTTTAATACTCATCGTCTACCATCCGGTCGTGCATCTAAGCGTGGTGCGCCTAGTCGCCATTTTACACCAGTTGTATCAGATTCAACCTTTAATGCTAACTGACGGCCTCTAGCCCGCATAAATAACTGATCGGTGTAATCGTGTGTGCCACTAACCAATGTTTGCCGAACCACCGTACCAGTTGCTTCGTCATCCACCCCGTCACCACTAAAGTTCTTTGCAGTGACGGTAAAGTCTACTTCCGGATTATCAGCAGTTGAACTCCGGAATGACAGATCAGGGAGAATCCTACGGATCAACATAAACTGTTCACCATCCCCAATATCAAAATCCGAAGAAGTAACAAACGATGTCATTGCAGAACCATCGGCGTCTAAACCGCTTTCGTGATTATACAAATAACCGTCTGTTCCAGTTGCTTGCGGGAATGAACGCTGACCAGTTGCCCGGTCGTTCCAGCATGTCCGGTTCAATGTACCGTAGTACCACAAGTTTTCTGCATAATTAAAGATGACATAGCGGTCGTTTTCTTCAGAAGCTGCAGAAGGATAGAACCACCAAACCTCGTTTTGAGATGCAAGTGACCCTGCAAAAATCTTAAAAGACTGATTTTTATTGATGTCTGAAAAAACAAAATCACGAACACTACATGGGATTGGTTGTATACGGCCATCAAACATGTAGAAGTTTTCCTGCCCCATCCAAAACACCATGTCATTAACGCCAATAGCAGCGTTGGGACCAGCAATACGAACATTGTCACCTAACAATGCTGTACCAAAAGTGAACGGAGGTCCGATAAACTGTAGTGAATGCAAGCTTGCATCTGTCCAAACCAGTATCTGACGTGAAGTACGAACAGCCGTAATAATCTCTGAACCCTGTGATAACCGTAAATCACCGGCGGTGTTGGTCGCTGTTGGGTTCCAATCAGCAGGATTCTCTTGGTCAGAGAATCGAATCAGTAGTGGATCTTGTTCTGTCGATCCAATCGGGTTGGCACCAAAAGCAATCACATGACGGTCGGCTTCTGATATTAAAATTTTACGAGACACCGAAGGAACTTGATTCGCGCCTGACAATGCGCGTAACGGGAAAGCTCGGGTTGTGACACCGCCGCTCGCATCCCAATAAAAAATTTCACCATCAGCGACGTTGAAGATCAGGTCTTCGCCAAAGTTATCAGCAGACCATATCCGTAATGTTTCACCGGCCAAAGATGGAACAGCAGAACCCCAAGTAAACCGGCCCCAGGTTCCTGCACCCCAGCCTGGGCCAAGAATCGTGGTCGCAAGACCGGTGTTCAACAGGTAAAAAGCAGATGCCTGACCTTGAGAACTAAAGTCCCCGTCTGCAGCATTAGCAACTTCAAAAGTATAGGTGTTTGTTGTAACAGACGTAATAACGTGCGGTTCACCACCGTTTTCAATATCAGTATGAAGTTGTGACGTTAAGCCAGAAACAGACTCGAATTCGACGTAATCTCCCGTAGAGGAGCCGTGCAACAGGTCGTTGACTGTGACCGTCGTGCTTCCAGTAGTTGTTGTAAAACTAATTGCCATATCAACTGATCACCACGGTTACTGTGCCAACAGAGGCGTTTAGTGGCTTGGTGTAATCAGTGATAGACCGTGAATCTTCAAGCCTGTAACTGACTGCATCAACTGTCGCGTCTCTGTTGTCATCGTCAAACACAGTCACAGTACCTACTTCGCCGGTCAAGAAAATGTCTGACTCGAAGCGTTGTGCGGTTGTAACTGATTCCAGTATACCAACTTCGCCAGATGCAGACAGGCCGTTTTGTAGCTCGACAACACCTTCTTCAAACGGTAGGCCAATTTGAACAGTTACGGTGCCTAGTTGCGCGATGCCTTCGGAACCAGACACAGCAAACGGTAACCAAACAGTTCTGCGATATGGGGTAATGTCGTATAAAGAACCTGACTCTTCGAGGTAAGCTTTCTTTTCTGTGCCCAGGAAAAGTAGTGACTCAGAGTTAAGCGTCACAAAATCATGTAAAAAACGAGATGTCCCTTCAAAGGTTGTTGGGTTGACCTTTTCCCACCCACCTAGCTTTTCGACATAGCCATAGCGGAAACGGATTTTATCGCCATCGTGCCAGCCGCCTTCGTTCGAGTAGTTAGTCCCTTCTCGATTGATTCCGGGTTTGAAGACGAGCTTGGATAACGGCATCAGTCATCCGCATCCTGTATGGTTAGCTCACCCGCCTCAACCTGACGCATGATTTCTGCGTAGTGGCGGTTGGCGGGATCGAGTGGGACTGCAATAGATTCCCCATCTGCCTCAATTTCAATGCAAACATTATTATTGTCTGCCAATGGGTCTGCTAAGTATCTTGCCGACGTAATATTCATTTATAGCTCCGCATCAAATTTCATTGCCGCATTTGCGTTAGAGGCCGCATATAAAACTAAAGCCCTTCCAATCGTAAAACCAGAGGTGTTTGCGTTGTAACGTATAAAGGCTGAATTTTTCCCTGCGTAATATGCGAGTCGTGTATTTAGATCAGAAGAATGAGAGGCATCCCACGCAGTAAAATCGCCTGCCGCACTCAACGATTGGGCAGGTTTTGCTCTCATTTCTGTGTGGAATGGGATCACCCATCTTAACTCGTTGGATTGCTCCGCCATACCAATTGCAATAGCGTTGAACTGATCGTTAGTATTCCATTGGTAGTAATACCTCTGACAAGCCGCAAGCTCCTCCCCGTATGAGCGATGCTCGAAAGGTGTCGCAACAGAGCCGACTTCTAGTTGGACTCCGGTGATGTAGAAGGTTGCTCCATTAGTACCCAGTAAATTTGTCGCTCCAGTTGCAGAACGATAGTCTGCGCTAGCCCATGTTCCGGCAGTTCCACTCTTGTCTGGGCCAACACTTAAACCAAAGTACACCCTAACTCCAACACCATTTGTTGTTAGCCATGTACCAGAAGTATCCCCAGAAATCGTTACGGTCTTCTGCTCCCAAGTGTCTGCGGAGGATATAGAATAAGTAAAAGGATATGCCCTATTGACACTGCTGTTGCTTAATGCACCACCAAAAGTTCCAGTAAGACTAGATCTGACCCAAAAAGAAAGAGTCACAGTTTTTGCGTTAGCTGTACCCCAATTTAAATGAGCAGAATTTAAGCCTTCAACGTGTTGAGATAATATCGCCCGATCACCTCCTGATGGTGTGCCAGTCCCCGTTACCGTAATAACGACAGATTTTGAGTGGCCTTCTGGAGCAGTAGAACTTTGTTGTGCTGTAAAACTTCCACCAACATCTACTTGTTGGATACCAAATCTATCCACAGGAAATTGTGTGGTTCCACTTGCTGTAATTGCACTCGTCCCACGCTGTGCCACCTGCATCGCACCGTTGATGATGAGATTCCTGCGCCCCAACGATGGAGATGCAGTGGTCACCACCGTACCGGTTGATACGTCATCTGCTACGTTGGCTAAGTCTCTTGCACGAGTCATCTCTTACTCCGGCTTTGTAGGCCAAGTTACGTCATCTAAAGAAGTTGCGCTGTCTGTAATGTCACGCAGTGCCTGACGGTATGCAGTCTGTTCAGCAGTCATTGTGAGATCAGATGATGCCCACCAGTCAGTAGCGGCAATACGGCGGTTACGCTCTTCACGCAATGCCTTCATAGGCTCTGCCGCTGTGAGTTCTGCTTGCTTGGCTGATACCTGAGTCCACGTTACGCCCCAGTCTGCTGAGTTAGCTGACTCAATGGCACTACCATTAGCGTCTGCTCCAGTGACCTTGCGGAACATTTCGTTGAACTCTGCTTCTGTTGTAGGCTCTCCACGGAGAACCCATTCTGTAATATTAAGCTCTGATAAAGCCTGTGATACGCTTGCCATGTGTTTCTCCTTTAGCCTGCGATTTCTTGAATAGTAAATAACGGTCTAACAATTACTAAAGCTGGATCATTACTAGGGTTACCAAAAAAAGTCTTAGTAATTGCCGATGCGGCTGAGCGTTCTGATTGCGAGTAAACACCATATGTTCTTGCAGAAGTTGATCCTGCACTAACAGTTGTAGTGATTGTGACAACATCAGTGTCATTTACATCATAATCCTTTTGCCTTATTCCTCCGTGAGCAGGAGTCCTCGACCCGTCACCTGTATGCAGGTTTACTTCGGCTGAGTCTGTAATGTTATAAAATTTAAAAGCTTGAATATTATTAGTGTTTCGCCCACTAAACTGAAATGTACAAGTAAGTAACAATGTATTAGAGGCGTTAATAGGGGTTATCGTAGCTCGTAAATTAGAAGATATCTCTACCCACGTTTTGGATGTTACGTCAGTTGTTGATGTTGCAGGGTTAACCATAATTGTCTGCAACACACCACCAGTAACATTCAACCCAAGATCAGCCGCAGTTGGTGTCGAGCCATCAGCCAGTTGGATTTGATCGACTTTGATTATACTGCTCATCCTGCGATCTCCATGAGTGTGATTGAGGATGCTCCACGAACATGGTTTTCATTATCAGCATCACTACCTGATCTATTTAAATATAATGTTGCGGATTCACCACCACGCCTCATATATAACTCATAAGTTATGGAGGAGCTTGATGATGGAGAATCTAAATAAGTAATAGTCATTGAGTCTACATTGAGAGTCCCGTTACTATAGATAGTGTTACCAGAACTAGACCTTAATCTTGATCCTGCGGCATCTCCGATTGATCCGGTTACGACTGAACCGTCACGAAACAATTGCAAAGCTCCGTATCCGTTTGAAGTAAAGCCTACTTGTGCGTTAATAACTACTAACACTTTTGAGCTTGTTGAACTTGGCGTAATTGATGCTGAAAGTCCTGTTGCAGTATATGCAGTGTTTGACGTTGAGAACGTGTCAGTCTTAGTTGAGCTTACAACCTGCACCACAGACCCACTAGGCAACGTCAGATTAGGCGCACTGATCTTACTCTGGAGATTCGGGGCGATGTTGTCTACATAGAGTGTTGTCATCCTGCGATCTCCGTTACAATAAGTGTTTGATATTCCGGCCACGGAGGAAGCTCAATTGAGCCACCGCCTCTTGAACGCCAATATACTGAATACGTTATTGAAGCTGTTGTAGCAGGAGAATCTAAATAACTGATAGCCACATTATCCCGACCCCCTGTATATCCAGTACCACCAAATCCGTTAGTAGAATCTCCTAAATTAGTACCACCCCTATAAAACGTAACAAGCACAGCCTCTGATCCTGCACCTGCGGTTAAACTTGTGGTTAATAAAAATTTACTACTTGCAGAAACTGGGGTTAAAGTTACAGATAAATTTGTAGCAATAAAGGATGTGCTTGTAGTAACAGTGTTTCCTGTTGCTTGGTTTAAGTCTTGATATACATTTAAAAGTTTACCACCAACACCCGCAGGCAATGTCATCCCACCCGCACTCGCATCCAACGTCTGCCCAGACGGGATAATCACCTTGTTCGCATTGGCCCCGCTAGTTGGCCCCTTGAGTGTTTGTACGATTAGCTCTGAAGCCATCTCAGTTCCTTATACAATCGTCAGTGTGCCGTTGACCGTCACTGTCGCATTCAATGTCAGTGGGCCAGTGGCTGATGCGTTCGTGTTAGCGGCAATGGTCACTGCAGTATCAAGGGCATTCTCATGCACCCTGAAGATGTCACCTAGGCCATTCGTAGTGTCGCCTGTAGCACCATTCTCACCAAGGAAGTATCCTGCACCTGCAGGCCCTGCTAGTTCAAAGGTAGTGAACGCCACAACAGAAACAACGTCACCTGCAGTAGCTCCAGTAGCCAACACCACATCAGTGCCGTTAGTGGCTGTGTAGTCTGTAGGGTCTAGGTGTACACCGTTGAGGTATACGTCAAGGTAACCCGGAGTGTACCCAGAGGTAGTAAAGGTAGTCTGGCTTGCAGTGGCTGTGAAGTTGTCACGAGTCTGCGTAGCCTGTGGTACTGGGATGTTTCCGATGTAACCTGACATTATGGAGTCTCCAGTGCTGTGACTCGTGTCTGCAAGTCTGCGACAGTTGTTTCAAGTGTTTCAATCTTTGCAATGGCTTCCTGCAATGCACCTGTCAGCAATGGCACAAGTTTACTTTGGTCAATGCCTTGGTAGACTGGGTTGCCATCATCGTCTACTTCATTGTGTGTTCCATTGACAGACTCAGGAACTACTGTCTGTGCTTCATGTGCTAGGAACCCGTCAACCGTTGTATCGTCATCGTCAGCAATAAAATTAAAACGCTTGGGCGACAAAGATTTAACACGGGTAATTGCACCTGTCATATCGACTACATTTTCTTTGAGGCGGTAGTCTGATGTTGTTGAATAAGATACTGATGAGCCATTGTGAGTGATACCTCCGACCGTAGCAGAGGATGTGTCACAAAAACCAATCATATTGCGGGTTCCGGTTCCGGTTGTCACTCCAAGCTTTTGAACCCACGCACCATTTCCAGTATAGCCTTCAAGAGCTAATACAACATTATTTGTAGTAGCTTTTCCGCTAATTTTTGCGTATCCTTCCGGGCTGACCCCAGATGTCGTACCAAAAAAACTATTGCCATTGGAGTCGATGCGCATAACTTCAACAGGAGCAGAAGTAGACCAAGAAGGACTAACATTAAATTTCAAACCATCATGAGCAGAAGTATTATTACCGCCCCTGTTTACAGAAATAGATGCAAATCCTGCTCCTGCACTCGCATTGCTTCCAGAAAAAAATAACTCACTGCCCTGCCCTGTGATTGAATTAGATTCAATGCGTAGTTTTCCATCTGTTGCTGCGCCAGTATTTACAGTTAAGGGTGCTGAAGGACTAGCAGTTCCAATGCCTACACGATTATTCGTCTCATCAACAACCAGTGTTGTAGTGTCTACCGTTAAACTATCCGCAGTAACTGTGCCGACATTTAAATTGTTAGTTGTAGTAGCTCCACGCCCTGTTACAGAGTCTAAAGTATCTGCCTCAGATAGGTTGGCTAAAGACTGTGCCTTACCAATATAGCCTGCCATTAGCTTTGCTCCAGTACACTCAGGATTACGTCAGCACTGCTTGCGGTATCAGATGTCACCACAATAGTCTCTGTAGTCTCTGCGATGATCTTGCCGTCCAGTACGCTCAGGGCTGATCCTGCAGGCACTGGTGCGCCTTTCACGATGTAGGTAGACCCTAGCTGTACATCCACAGTAATGGACGATGCTGTGCGGTTTGCTACGTTGCACCCGATGACAACCGCAGTGGTTGCTGATGGCACTGTGTAAACCGTCACAGGTGATGTGCCTACGGATGCCGATGTGTAATTCTTGAACGTGTTTGCCATTGTCCTATCCTAGTGCGATTGCGAGTGCCAGAGCCTCGTCAGTTGTCCCGTATCCTGCGACTGAGTGATCACCCCATGAGTATGCAGTGTCCCAGTTGCCTGAGTTGGCTGTTGCTGATGTTAACTCTGCGGATGTAGCGTATGTGCCAAAGTCGCTGATCTGTGACTCTGTGATCGACAGTGCCGCCTGATGTTGTGTGACTGAAGACTGTGTAATGTTAGCGTCTGGTACGTTAGCCCATGTGACCGCTGTCGATAGATCGTTAGTCTCTGTGAAGCTAGTGAGATAACCAGAGTCATTAGTTAATGTGGAGATGTTGTCTCCGGGCTGAGTAGCACTATCAGCGAGTGTACCTTGTGCGGCTGTCGCATAGTCTGTAGATGCTGTCGTAGCCGCAGTACCAAGACCTAAGTTAGTACGTGCTGTAGTTGCATTGGTAAGGTCTGATAAGTTGTTAGCCTTTAATAGAAAAGAAGCGGTAGAGACTGCACCATTAACCCAAGCACTACCATCGTAGATACGAGTTACACCAGTGGATGTATTATAATACCAATCACCTGCAGTAACTGGATCACCATTATTGTCTAATGTGGGATCAGATGTTTGCGCTCCAAGATACAAACCATCAATTGCTTCTTGTGCCGCTACAGCCTCATCTCTTGCCGTTTCTGCCGCAGTCTGTGCGCTCTGTGCCGTAGTCGCTGATGTAGCCGCATTAGTTTCTGACGTAGCGGCGTTTGTTTCACTTGTGGCCGCATTCGTTTCACTTGTGCTTGCCGCAGATGCTGAAGATGCCGCTGAGGTTGCACTAGAAGCCGCTGACGTGGCTGAAGCAGATGCATTAGTCTCTGCAGTCTCTGCCGCTGTTTGAGCCGCTTCTGCGGCAGTCTGAGCAGTCTGAGCCGCTGTAGCCGCTGTCGATGCTGTAGTAGCAGAGCTTGCGGCATTAGTTGCTGACGTACTTGCATTAGACTCAGAGGTAGCCGCATTAGTTGCAGAGGTGGCGGCATTGCTTTCTGAGGTTGCCGCATTACTTGCTGAAGTAGCGGCTGATGAAGCTGAAGAGGAGGCGGCTGTTGCAGATGCGGCGGCGTTAGTTGCTTGCTGAGTTACCTCAGTAACTGTAGCGTCAGTTGTTGAATCACCTGCACCGCCAATACCACGAAAGATAGCCATTACACTCT